GAACCACAATACTATTCTCTCAGAAATGAAGCAACTCGACGAGTTGCTTCAATTCTCTTTCTCATGCTTGGGCTTATCTTTGGATACAGATTTGCCCGAGCTGTTCTCAATGTATCCATTATTTCCTGTGCCTGCTGAATACCGAGATTCCCTGATCAATGGATTAGGGTTTTGTTGGCTGCAGGCCTTTCCCCCCGAGGTGCAAGATTCAGCCCTTGCCGCCTTTGAAGAGCTACCCAAACTGACCCTCGAAGTTTTCTTGTGCAAACTTGATTACTTCCTGAGTTACGATTATTCAGAGCTTTTGGGCTTCGATTCCACAGGTTCAACGAGTTTAAGCGTGGATGGCATTCTTCCTCGTCTGAGTCTGATCCTTTGGGTTCAAGGTTCCATCAGGTCCTTGACCGTAGACATTGGCGTCGAGGCTCTTCAACTTCAGCTGAGCGGAGGCATGCATAACGATGGCGTTACTCTGCTTCTGGCGCAGCGACTCAAACAGTTGCGCGTGAGCCTTGAATGCCGGGGCGCAGACAGCGTGCCACCAAGCAACCTGAAGCTTCTGCAAGATTACGGCGTACCCTGTTCTTCAGAGTCTGGCTCAGGACACATCCATGGCACGGCCAAAGCTATAGAGATGAACATCCTTCTGGACATTGTGGCACCACTCTTGAAGGATCGAGACGTTACTGCTGTGAGCCTCAAAGAGTCGAAGATGAACTTGCTTCGCCGCCAGGTGAACATGAAATCGTCCGAGGTCAAATCCACCCGATTTGACTTGAAAGATGAGGTGAGGTATGGTCAGCAAGACGAATTTGACGGTTTTGTGCCAGGTGACACGTTACTCTTTGCGGATTCCGATCATTTCGTTTCGGACGCACAACGGGCAGTCCTGATGTTAAACAATCCCGATCTTGACTGCATCATTAGCTCAGGAGTTCATGCGGAAGAAGCGGCGGATGGCTTTTCGAGCATACATCCGAGTGTGTACACGGTGACGTATACCAGTGATGGGTTACCCATGTACGGCTTTCCCGGTGTTGATGATGGTAGGTACCCAATGGATGTGGCCCAACGAAGTCCTTACCAACCACGCCTCGTGCATTGGGTCGATGACTGCGGGGCAGTTGTGACGTTCGTCCGTGGGGTCATAGCATCTAGATTCGCCAATTACGTGACCTTGACGGTTCGCGTTAAGGAAGGAGGCAACATTCCGCGTTTGGACATTTACACATACAATGAGAAGAACGTGGTTCCGATACCAGACGTGTTCCTGGACAATTTGCGGATCCCGAAGGAATATGGACGTGTTTTGGTGGATGGCGGTCTCTTGTATGACATGGTCACCTACATGCCAACTCTGAAGAAGATTGATGAGCTGGGTAGCATGCAGAGCAAGATCAATATGGTCCGTCAAAGACCAGAGTATGCTCACGTGCGGCCTGAGGATTGGGAGTTGCTACGGGTTGTCGCACTAGCTTTTAGAAGCCGTTCTCAGGAGACGCCATCCCCATCTATGTTGACTCAAGATGTGCTGACCGGGCTCTTTGTTCCTTTGTTTAGAAAGGTTTCTGCGGCGGCCTTGGAGAACATGGCCAGCGTGGTTGAGGGCGTCATTTTTGCTGCCCTTGGGTTCATTTTCAAACCTCTAAGCCTTGTTTTCTCTGTATTGCGAGCATTTCGAGCTTACGAACGAGGAGACAATCTCGTGCTTTTAGAAGAGACCGGGTATTTCGTCGCCGGCTTGGTCTTCGGAAATTGGCCTCGTCTGGTGTTTGAGTTGGTCAAGATTGGCTTAGTGGCGAAGGGATTCTTGGATGAATGTCGTTTGCGAAACTACAAAATGTTTGCAAACGCCATGGCGAATCGGTATCGTAAGGAGTTCAAGCCAGTTGAGATCAATTACATGGGGAGTGGTTTGGGGCTTCACCACTGGCGCGATCCGTGCATAACGCTGTCTTCCGAACAACCCATCAATTTTGACACTAAGGTAAATCAAGGGGTTCAACTTGGAGTCGTGCGGGAAGTTTGGCAGCACGAGCTGAATAAGAGAAGGCCACCTGTTAAAACCGAGGAGCCTGTCGTCACTGAGGTGGAGCCCAATGAACCTTTGCTCCCAAAACAAGCTGATTCGGAAAAGCTGAGTGGTGTTGAGCAAAGAGCTGAGCAGGTTCAAGTGACTGAACCAGAAAAGCCTGTCGCTTTAACAGCGGAACAGCGAGTTGCGGACCCAGCTGAGGCTGAGACTTCAGATTCAGTCTTGAACCCAACTGGTGTGGAAGAGAAGGGAGCTGAGAAGGAAAACACTGGAAAAGTTGTGCATCAGACTTCGGAGGTTTCTGAACCGGTGGCTGACCTTAATTTCCATGGCAATTTGTCACTGCCCGAACACAACGTGCAGGGCCCCAGACCGATCACAATGTCTGGACCCATAGTACCCACGACCGAGCTTGTGGCAGATGCGCCCGAGTCCATCCAGGTAGAAACGGTTGAGATGGCGGAGCCGATAGTTCATATGACTCCAAAGCGAGCCGCGGATCCGCCGACTCAGGAGAGCCATGGTTCGGGTGATACTGTCGAGCCCACGGTGAAGCTTGGTTTGATCACTTCAGCTCTTGGATTGATGAACGACCTCGTTGAGGAGCAGACTGTGGCCTCCTGTTTTAGCATTCCAGCTCACAAACTTTGTCACCCAAATTTCAAGTTGATCATTGGTGAGCGCAACCCAGATTTCGAATTCCCCACTTTGAATAACACTTGTTTGTTCAGAGCTTTGGCATTGGCACACTCAATTGACGTGAATACGGTCCTGGCTCGCTTGGCCGCCATGGTGTCTCAACCACAGATTGAAGATTGGTTGCGGAATGGGGGCAACAAAGTGCTGCTCGAGTGCTATGGGGCCGCTTTTGACACCACAGTGAGTTTGGTTGTGGTGCCGATGGGCGTTGATGTCAAAACTCTCCCAAAAGACTACAAGTCGGAGCTCTTTGGTTTGAAACCAAACCAGGGAAAGCGGGGTGGCGGTGAAATAGCCCAGATTTGCTTTCAGGGTGCTCATTGTTTCGTACGGCGCTTCAGTTCTGAAGTGGAACAATGGGCACGCTGTGAGCCTAAGTCTCAGTTATCTAATGCCAGGAAGGGTAAGAACAACCGAGATCAGGTTCTCAGTGGTGGAAAGGGTTTGTCTCCTAGAGCACTTGAACTATATGAGGCCTTCGACACCATCGTCGATACGCACGGTAAGAAAGTTGCTGGGGAATGGAAACCTTACACGGCCACTTGGGCTCGATGCAAGGATCTCGTCACTGAATTGCACAACGGAAAAGCTGGTACCATGGCCCGACTCATCTCCCAACAAATTCTGCCAAAGGATTTCCCAAAGCTCTTGGCTAGTTGCGCCGAAACTCAGGGAAGTCGAACGGTGCAGGTCCGAGCGATTGGTGGCTTCGCAGGGTGTTCTAAATCCAGTCCAGTTCAGCATGTTTTGGCTCAGTTTACGGACATTGCTTACTCAGGTTGGATGGTTAATCTTCCACGGAATGCACTTGCTGCGGACTGGTATGACAAGCTGTCCAAGAACGAGCGGGTTAATGGTCGTGCTATTGGGACTTTTGAGGTGGCACTCAATCGCACAGCTGAGTTCATCATCAGGGACGAAAATTCTTTGTATCCGCCTGGGTATCTTGACTTGCTTATTCTTACTAACACCTGTAATTATTATATCGATCTTGGTGATCTTACTCAGAATGTTTACAACAACCCGGAAAAGGACTCCCTTTTGAACGATTTGGTGCCTGAGTCCATCCATGTCATGAAGAGTCTGCAGGCGCCGTGGATGGCATTCACTCATCGCTCCCCCCAACGAATTGCTAGGTTCTTTGGGATTCCGAGCTCCAACCCGGAAGAGGGTGATGTCAAGATTCATACAGGTTTGAGTCAGGCATACCCTGTGATGGTTGCGTCTGACCTAGAACGCTCAAATTACCTTGTGGGTGGTTGGCGGCATACGTTTACATCTGGCACATATCAAGGTCAGCAGAACAGAGTGATTCAGATAGTCGTCTCAACCAGCATGATGACCATGTGCCACAAGGCTGTGATCACGACCTTGTTGACTCGAGCCATGCACTCTGTTTGGTTGGTGCCCGCCCATAATGTCAAGATCGATCAAATCAAGAGTCATTATATTTTCGGCGCTCTGTTGGCTGGCGGACAATACGATTATAAACGCAATTTCAATGAATTGCTGAAGGATGTTGCCGTTGTCGACGAGCCGCAGATGGACGCGATACTCGCGAGTCGTCGTAAAAGCGCTGAAGAGAAGATAGCCAAGGGTGATCGGGTGTTCTCAGATTCCAGCATTCTTCCGGTTGGTTTGCAACCTATGTACCCAACTCTATATGAGCGCTGTGACTCAACGACGATCAAGCCCGAGTTGGTTGAGAATCTACGTCAGTTCAAATTGCACTTGCCTGTTGTGTCGGACGCAGTCTTACTAGCCCAGATGGTTGAGCACATTCCTGATCGGCTGGCTAGGGAGATCATCAATGTATATGGTACTAGTAAGTGTTACGATGATGAAGCGTTTCCAGATCCAATAGCGCACATGTTCCCTAGGCAAGATAGGAAGGATTTGGCGTTTAGCTTGGCAACGTTGAAAAAACGCCTGACTCATCGATCTTTCTCTGAGAACGAAAAAGATTTCCAGCGTAAGGAAGTCTATGCTGGTGTGCTTTGGAACACCCTTCGTCAAGCTTTGGGCCTTGGACTCGAAGCCGTGGAGTTCGACTGGGACTTATTCGTGATCTGCATCGAGGAGCAGTTGGGCAAGCGTCTCGAGAAGGGTGGTCCAGCCTTGGAAAGTCTGAGTGAGAGGGCGTCGTACTTTGGGTTCGCGGTTAATGATGTTAAGCATTGGGTCAAAACTCAGGATAAGGCCAAGTTGGAAGCTTTCTTATTGAAAGTCTTCAAAGCGGGAGCGAGCATTAGCACCTGCCATGAAGAAGTAATAGCCCGTTTGGGTCCAATAGTGCGGTACGTACGAAAGAAACTCGAGCTCGAGAAGACGAATGAAAAGGTCGTTTTCTATTGTGGTTTCAGTCCCGAAGCCTTCGATATCTTTGTTAGAGAAAACTGGCGTCAAGACGGTGATGGCATGCTGAACGACTTTTCCGAGTTCGACTCTTCGCAAGGTGGTGAGAGCGTTGGTTTGGAAATCAATGTCTTCAATCACTTTTCCATACCGCCTCGTTTAATAGCTTTTTATCGTTGGTGGAAACTCCACATACGCTCGAACGTGGTCGGTGAGAAGAAAACATCAAGAGATACTGGCGAGCCTAATACGTTTGATGGCAACACTTGGTATGCTGCTGCTATAACCTTCCTGAAATATGGTTGGAGGACGGCGTATAAAGCTGTTTGGGTTTTCGGCGGGGATGATATGGCTGCTTCCCGAGCTTTTCCTGAGACCTATGAGTGGAACACCCATTGGATCCACAAGACAGCCACGATCTCAAAGACAAAAATTGTTCCTTTGGTGGACTTTTGTGGGTGGTTGCTCACGCAAGATGGCATTATCCGCCTGCCCACGCTGATGTTCTTGAAGATCCAGCATAAACTGGCTAAAGGTCGTGACCCACTGACGTTTGCAGACAGTTTCGCCACTGAGATGAGTTTCACCTATCGCAAGGCGGGAGTTCTGACGCAATATTTGGATTTTGAAGAGCTAGCCTGTCTTGGGAATGTTGTGTCCTGGTTTCACAAAATCTGTCCTGTCGTCTCAACAGTGTTGTTTTCAGACTGCATGGGGGCCTTGTCTGCTCTCTTTAAGAAGAGGGAGTATTACATGAATCACAAACAATTTAGAGGTCGTAGGGTGGCATTGCGGGCTGTTAACAAGGCCGTGTCACGGTTACAACGTGTGTTTCTGGACGGGTCCGTACTTACATCACGATCTTATTTCGAAATGTCTACAGAAACCAATGGTAACGAAACCACTCCCGCCGCTGCCACCGACAATGGGCAGTTGTTGTCTCTCACCGGGAACGTGTCGGCTCTGCCTTTGGTTGGGCGTTCCTGGGACTCCAATGTCCGACCGTTTCACTACCGGTTCGCTTTGCAACCCTCAAAAGACAGGAAAGCTTGCGAACCAATCGCTCTCACTGGGGGCCTCGACATTGCGACCATGTCGGAAGTTGCCAACTTCATCAAGTATTCAGCTTCGGCGCACTTGCGAAGTTGCAAAGTTTCGGTCCTTCCGACTCAATACATGGTTGGAGGATCAGCGAGCTTTGCGATTGCCCTCGCTCCCGGAGTCACAGTCTCGGCTGGTCTGGGAACCTTTGCGCAGATGCTTGAGCTGCCCACCGTTGCCCATGATTTCATCTACACCATGGCAACAGGAACTCCGGCACCGCTCAAGTTCGAGCTCGGGACTGGCTGGGATACTTCTGACCAGCTCAAACCCGCCCCCCTCTTGGGAGAACGACCTCGTCTGGTCTACTTCCTGGAGGGCTCGACGCCTAACGAAGTAACGACTAAGAACGCCGTGGTTACTTGCATTTTGAGTGTGGTGGTTGCTAGGAGTTGAGCTCTTACATCGTCTTCTTGAATTGAAATTATGTCCTACCTTTTGAATTTATTATCTTCTGCTGTGTCTCCTGATGTTGTTGAGTTGGTGGAATTTGAACTGGTGCCTGGTTTGACTTTGGAGCAGGCTGACGAGTTACGAGCGGTCCTGAGGGAGTTCAATCAAGCGCGAACTGACTTCAGTCGGCTCGTTTCAGTCATGCGTAGGGACCGTCGTTCGGGTCTTTACACTTGGGATGAACGTCAGCGTTTGGCTGCTTCGTTCCAGCTGATGAGGGGTTGTCTCGCGCACTTAGTCTCTTTATTATCAGCTTCAACTTAAGAATGATGCCAGTATCTGTATAAAACTGGAAAGCGTTGACTTAATTAACGCC